GTCAACCCGGCTGCGAACGCTGGCCTTGTCGAAGGCATGAAGGGTCTGTTCAACCCCACCAACACCATCAGCCGTCAGTTCAAGAATGGTCTGATGGGCGAGGGTGTGCTGGGCTTTGAAGAGATCAGCATGTCGCAGTCGATCAAGCAGCACACCACCGGCACCCGCACGGGTTCGCACACGGTGACCAGCGCTGTGACGGCTCAAGGCTCGACCACGATCCTGATCACGGGCACTGGCACGCAGACGATCAAGCAAGGTGACGTGTTCACCGTTGCCAACGTCTACGCTGTCAACCCGCAGACCCGTGAGTCGACTGGCAGCCTGCAACAGTTCGTTGCTACTGCGGACGCAACCGCCACCGGCGGCGCGTACTCGGTCAGCGTCAGCCCCGCGATGTACACCTCCGGCCATGCGCTTGCGACGATCGATGCGTTCCCGCAAGCCAGCGCTGGGGTGACCTTCCTGGGTAGCGCCAGCACTCAGTACCCGCAAAACCTGATCTATCACAAAGATGCGATCACGTTTGCGACCGCTGACCTGCTGATGCCGCAAGGCGTGGACATGGCCTCGCGCCAGGTGCATAACGGCATCTCGATGCGTATCGTTCGCCAGTACGATATCAATAACGATCGACTGCCTTGTCGCATCGATGTATTGTACGGCTACTCTGTTATCCGTCCGCAAATGGGCGTACGCCTCTGGGGCTAACGTCTAATACGAGGCTAGTAGGGATCTACTAGCCTCGTTTCTATTTAATTTGAAAGGATTAAATCATGGCTCTTCCTAATGGTGCAGGTGGCTATCAAGTCGGTGACGGCAATCTCGACGAAGCCGTCATGGGCGTACAGTCCATCCCCGCGACGCTGACTGGCGACACGACTCTGACCGGCGCTCAAATGGCGATCGGTCTGGTTGTTTGCCAGAAGGCTAGCGATGCGACGTTGACTGTTACCTTCGCAACGGCGGCGCAGCTTGACGCCGCGATCCCGAGTGCTAAAGTTGGCTCGTCGTTTGAACTGACGATCACCAACAATAACAACACGGGCTCGTCGTCGACTGTTCCCATCACCACCGGGTCTGGCATCACCGTCTACGGTTCGGTTACGGTCCCGCGTTTTGGCGCGCACACCTACCGACTGGTCAAGACTGGTGATGCTACTTGGTCCGCGTTCCTGAAGTAATAACCGGAGTCGCTAATGGCTAACAACAAGCCTGTAGGTGTTGCGTACTCTGACCCTGCGCTCACGGCGTTCTATCTCAACGCTCCGGTCAGTAAGACCGCCAGCTTTACGCTGGGCGATGAAGAGAACTACGTGGTCGCCGAGGGCTCTGCGGCAAACGTCTCCGTGACGTTGCCGTCTGGGGCTGCTTACATCGGTCGGACCGTGACTATCAAAAACCTGTCTGCAACCTATACGGTGATCTCGGCGTCGACGAACGTCAGGCCGCTGAACTCAGCTACCCTCGGCACGGCGATCCTCGCCGCGACCGCTGGTAAGTGGGCGACGCTGGTCTGCGAAGACGGCACCAATTGGGTCATCATGGCTGCTGGCTAACCTGGCGGGGGCTTCGGCCCCCGACTTTTATGCCCATCATCTATTTGCGTCACCCGCGCCACGGCGAGAAGGTTGCCATCTCGGACTTGGAAGCGGAGTATGATGAACAAAACGGTTGGACACGGTATACTCTGGGAGACGAGGCCGTAGACAGCGCGCAGCTCAATCAATTGGCGCGCCGAGGTCGTCGTCGTAAGGAGACGGTCGATGGCGACATCAGCGGGTGACATCATCACAGGCGCGCTGCGTCTGATAGGTGTTGTAGCAGAGGGGGAAGACCCGTCTCCCGAGACAGCCGCCGACGCGCTGTCGGCCATGAACCAAATGATCGAGTCGTGGAACACTGAGCGATTGTCGGTGTTCTCGACTCAAGATCAGGTGTTCAGTTGGCCCGCCACAGAAATCCGTCGCACGCTTGGGCCTACCGGCGATTTCGTTGGCAACCGGCCTATTCTTGTTGACGATGCGACCTACTTCAAAGACCCGACAACCGGCGTCTCGTACGGTCTAAAGCTCATCAATCAACAGCAGTACAACGGTATTGCGCTTAAGACTGTAACCAGCACCTACCCGCAGGTCATGTGGGTCAACATGACCTACCCGAACATTGAGATGTACATCTATCCTGTGCCTACTCGGGTGCTGGAATTCCATTTCGTGTCGGTAGAAACGCTGTCACAGCCGGCCATCTTGGCTACGATGCTGACCTTTCCGCCAGGCTACCTGCGAGCGTTCCGCTACAACTTGGCTTGTGAGCTTGCGCCTGAGTTTGGTGTTGAGCCGTCGCGGCAAGTCTCGCGGATTGCGATGACGTCCAAGCGCAACCTAAAGCGCATCAACAATCCTGACGACCTGATGTCGATTCCGTACACGATCGTCGGAAGCCGTCAACGCTACAACATCTACGCCGGCAATTTCTAATGCTAATCGCGCTCGACTACGACAAAACCTACACCGCCGACCCGGCGCTGTGGAATAGCTTTGTCGGTCTTGCTCAGTCACGCGGTCATACGGTGAAGATTGTCTCGATGCGCCGGCCTGACGAAGCAATTGACACGGACGTAGTAGATGTCGTGTACACAAGCCGAAAAGCTAAGTCGAGCGTAATCCGCGCCGACATTTGGATTGACGACAGCCCTCATTGGGTATACCAGGACTCGGTATGAAATCGCCCATCCTCGGCGCCGCCTACGTTGCCCGCAGCACCAACGCTGCGGACAACCGGCTGATCAACTTGTACCCCGAGTCAACACCGGACGGCGGCAAGACGGCGGCGTACTTCCAGCGGGTGCCGGGCATTGAGAATGTATTCGGCGCCGCATCAGGCGGAGTGCGCGGCATGTGGGTAGCGCGCGATAAGTTGTACGCTGTTATCGGGTCGACATTCATCGAATACACGCCACCGCCTGCGTATGTGGTGGGATCGCGGGTTCGGACGATTGGCACCAACGTAGCCGGCACAGGCCCGGTCAGCATGGTCGACAACGGCCAACAAATTTTCATAGCAACCAACCCCAAAGGCTACATCTACAACATCGACACGGGTGTGTTTGCGCAAATTGGAGATTTGGACTTTCCGGGCGCCGTCACGGTGGGCTACGTCAACGGTTACTTTGTGTTCAATGAACCCAACAGCGCTCGCGTCTGGGTGACCGCGCTCTATGATGGTAGCGACATCGACGCGCTGTCGTTTGCAAGCGCTGAGGCCTCGCCTGACAATGTAGTGTCGCTGATTGTCGACCACAAAGAAATCTGGATCTTTGGCAACAACTCGACCGAGGTCTGGTACGACGCCGGCCAGCCTGACTACCCGCTTGCCCCCATTCAAGGCGCGTTTCTTGAGACGGGCTGCGCTGCGCCATACTCGGTTGCTAAAATGGACAACAGCGTCTTCTGGCTAGCGGCTGATGCGCGTGGCTACGGTATGGTCTACCGCGCTCGCGGCTACCAGCCGCAGCGCATCTCGACGCACGCCATCGAATACGCTATTCAGACGTACTCAACGATCTCGGACGCGGTTGCGTACACCTACCAGCAAGACGGCCACTTCTTTTACGTGCTGACGTTCCCGACGGCTAACGTGACGTGGGTGTACGACGCCGCCACCAACATGTGGCACCAGCGCGGATACACCGACGTCACCACCGGGCAATTGATGCGCCATTCGCCATCAGCAATGGCAACCATTGGCACGACGGTGTACGTTGGCGACTATCTTAGCAATCGAATTGGCAAGTACAACTTCGATTATTACGGCGAGTTCTTCCCGCTTAGCCGCCCCCAAAATTGGCTGCGCTCTTGGCGAGCGCTACCGACCGGGCAAAACGATTTGAAGCGTACCGCGCACCATAGCTTGCAACTGGATTGTGAGGCGGGCAGCACAACGAACATTGAAATTGCCCAGCCGTCAGCGCCCGGCGTGCAAGGCCCGCCGTGGTCAGTGTTGGCATCAGATGGCACTGAGTACGCGGTGACTAATCCGTTGGTTTTGGCGAGCAACGGTACGGCCTATCGGTTTGCTAATCCGCAGTTTGTAGTTGTGCCAAACATGGCTAATTCGACCAGTAGCATGGTCGTAAGTCTGCGGTGGTCCGATGATGGCGGGCACAACTGGTCTAACCTCCATCAGCGTTCGATGGGTTTTGTTGGGCAGACTGGCCGCCGTGTCATTTGGCGTCGGCTTGGTATGACGCAGAAACTGCGCGACCGCGTGTATGAAGTCAGCGGCGGTGGGTTTGGCAACGTCGCTATCATGGGCGCGGAGCTGATCGCGAGCGGCACCAATGCCTAACATCACGCGCATCCCTGCCGCGCGTGTTCCGGTCATTGAAGGGCCGGATAACGTCATGCAGCGCGAGTGGTACCGCTTCTTCAACAATGCGTTTACGTTGTTGGGCTTGGGGCAAAACCAGTTCTCGCTGGAAGACTTGCAGGTAGGACCCGCAGCACAAACGACCCACGTGCGCCAACCCATCTACGGCGCGTTTCAAGACAACACAAACCAGCTTGACGGCTCGTCTGCTGTGGTTTATCCGGTTCGCTACGACACGACGGACTACAGTAGCGGCGTGCGGGTGTCGTCAGATGCGGCGGTGTTCACCGGCACAATCGACGACGGCGCTGGCGCATCCGGCACCGTACTGACCGTGACGTCAGTAGCGTCGGGCACCATTACGCTGGGCATGGTGTTGACCGGCACCGGCGTCACAAACGGACAGCATGTTATCGCGTACGGCACGGGGTCAGGAGGCGTCGGGACGTACACGGTCAGCGACGCGCAGTTGCTGACAAGCCGTACGTTCACGGGCACGCTGATTTCCAAGCTGATTGTTGACAATCCTGGCGTGTACAATTTTCAATTCAGCATCCAGTTTGCCAACACATCGGCTACTGAGTACGACATCGAGCTGTGGTTTCGCAAGAACGGCGTAGACGTCCCAAAGAGCAACAGCCGGTACACAATACCTTCTAAGCACGGCTCGTCAGACGGACACCTAATTGCAGCGTTAAACTATGTGATTGACATGGCCGCCACCGATTACATGGAGCTGATGTGGTGGTCGCAAAATTCATCGGTATACATCGAGGCGCAGGCAGCCAAAACCGGCCCTGACCGCCCGGCTGTTCCGTCGGTCATTATGACGGTATCGTACCTGTCCGGTCCGACAATCATCGCGTAAAGGTTTGTCATGGCAACCATTTCCCCGACCCCAAAGCTGCAATTCTTGGACGCTAATGGCGACCCGTTGTCGTATGGGCTGCTGTACACCTACGCCGCCGGGACAACTTTTCCGGCGGTAACGTACACGACCGCTGCGCAAACGACCGCCAACACAAACCCGATTGTTCTGGACGCACGCGGAGAAGCAAACGTCTGGCTAACCGCAGGGTCGGCGTACAAGTTTGTGCTTCAGAACTCGACAGGCGTTTTGCAGTACACGGTCGACCAGTTGACTGCTGCGGGCACAATGTCCACGCAAAACGCCAACGCAGTTGCAATTACTGGCGGCACAATTAGCGGCGTCACTATCAGCGGCCCGATTACGGGCACGGTAACAGGTAACGTAGTTGGGGACGTAAGCGGCAATTTGTCCGGAAATGTTGTCGGCGGTACCGTGTCTGCTACGTCGTACAACGGCGGGCAGCTTGCAGGTTTGCGCAACAAGATTATCAACGGGTCGATGATTGTTAACCAGCGGGGACCAAGCGCGCTAACTACTAGCACTGGCACAACGACGTTTTTTAATTCCACCAAAATGTTAGACCGCTGGACCTATTGGGCAGCGACGCCAGCAGTGTTTTCAGTGACTCAATCTACAGATGTTCCGGCAACAGAGCCAAATTTGTATTACAGCCAACGCTTAACCGTGACAACAGCAGACGCTGTAATTGCAAATAACAATGGTTTTTCGATGGCGCACATCATAGAGGGCTACGCAGCTCGCACGCTGGTTAATAAAACATTTACGATCTCGTTTTGGGTACGGTCCTCTGTCACCGGAACGTATTGCCTATCGCTGTACAATGGCAATTGGCCCAGCACCGACGAAAGCTATGTGACGACGTATGCGGTCAACGCCGCA